GAATCTCGAAAGTCATACCAGCATCTGGTAAGACACCGCGAGAAATTGCATCAATCGTTGGACGATCAGCATTTGAGAGAGGATTTACAATCTCTGTTAGCTGACGGGTTGGAATTAAGCCAGCGTTATTTGTTGTGGTGTCATCTGCTGCCATAACATACTGGCGAGCTGCGTCATCACCGAGTTTAGCGCGAACGCTATTCTCTAGATATTTTGCCTTGGTAAATTCAAGGCGAGGTGCTGTGTAAAAGGCTGGGCGAGCTGCCTCAACCATATTTGCTTTAGCTGCTTCAACCGCTTCTTCAACGGCAGGAGCAGGAGCAGTAGTGTCAGACACTTGGTCTCCTTCGTTTGGTTTCTCTGAATCAGCGGTTGCTAAATCAGAATCTTCTTTTGGTGCTTCATTCTCAGAAGCTGCTACTTCGCTTACGCGAGCAGAATCAATTGCAGGATCAGTTACTAGAGATACTTCATCTAGGGTCGCTGAGGTAATCTGCATAATGCCTTTGTTATTGGTCCATTCGTTTATCTGGGCTCCAACGCTAAATCCATCGCGCAAGCCTTCAGTTGCTTCAACTAGGGCATCTTCTCCAGCCATAGTATTGGCAATCTTAAAAGTAGCTTCGATGCCAGACTTAGTTACATTGTGAGAGACCATCTTGCCGATTGGGCGAGTGCGGTCGTGCTCAAGAAGCAACTTAACTGGCTTCATTTCGATTGAATCAGCTGCAAAGACTGTTGGGCCAACTGAAGTATTGCCTTGCTCATTCCAAGTCACAATAGTTCCAGTTATGGTGCGCTTAATTGTGTCGGCCGCTGTAACGACCATTGGGATATTAACTTTCATTTGGAATCAAATCTTCCTCTCGCTGAATTTGCTCAACGCTCATCGCGCCAATGCGGTTTAGGATTTCATAAACTTGAGCTCTCTCTAGCGCGTTACCGCGTAGGAAGTCATCAAGTGCAAAGCGCGTCATTACTGGATTAGGTGTGAAGTCCGGCAATGATAGGCGTTCCTCAATTGCCTTAAGTATTGGGCGAAGTGAGAAATCTACTAATGAGCGCCGCTCGGACACCGCGTTTGAGTAAGTCATAGAAGTCGTTTCGGCGCTCAAGAAGTAGGCAGGTATTCCACAGGCCCGAGCTAATTCTAGTGCTACATATTGACGCGCCTCTGCAAGTTGCATTGATTTAGGATCAAAACCAAATTGCTGTAATTCTACATCTGCATTTAAGAAAGCTGTTGAGCGAGATTGGCGAGCAGTTTTCCAGGCAGTTAGCAAGGATGAAATTCTTTCGGCAGTTAGATTAGTGCCATTTGATTTCAATACCATTGAAGGTGCTGGCTCTTTAGCATAATTAACTGCTGCGTTCTCAAGATAAACTGCTGCAGCTACTGTCTTACCAGCGCGATGCAAGAAGCCTTCATCGCCGCCATCAAATCTTATAATTGAACCTACGCCACTAAGCGGAACTGCTTTACCATCAACTTTGTAGCCAGTAATTGTGGTATTGAGGAAATCTGTATCAACTGTAACGCGGTCTGGACTTACGCGAGTCCAAGCTCTGACGCGTCCGCCATCGGTTGCGCTATACATCTCAAGCACTTGACCATAACCAGCGCCATATAGCCAGATATCTTCTGCAAGCCAGCAATAGATTACGAATCCTGCAACTCTTGGGTCTGGCTGATTTATTACTCTGTGTGGATCAACATACTGGCCAGTAATACGATTGAAAGTTGTTAAAGGTAATGAGCCAATAGTCCCGCATATGATATTGCGAGCTCTTGCAACGGATGGAACGCTCATTGCTAATTGGCGAGTGGTATTAGTTGCACCGCCGAGAATATTATAAACTGAATCTGAAATCTGAACTGGTGTTAAAGCTGCTTGAACATCAGTAACGGCAATAGGGCGCTTGGCCTCAACTGCTGGAAATAGAAAATCTCTTATAGCACCCATTGCTTACATTGTAAGCGAGCCGACTTACACTATTTGGATATCAACGCTAGTTTCAGACATTGTTGCATAGTGTGTTGCTAAAGCTGAAGCAATTGCTCCACAGATTGTCGTATTACTTACCTTGCGACCCATTACCCAGCCGCCGTCACCGAAAGGGAGTTTGACGGCGGATAGGCATTGTTTGGTCAGCTCTTCCTGTCCCGAGTGAGCTAACCGCTGAGATGAGATTGCTCCCAATAACTCATCGCAGCTTTGGGCATAATCAAGACCATCTATTGGCTCAACCCTAATACCAGCAGGAGCTAATCGCGCAGCTACTGCCGAGGCGGTTCTGGCTGAATAGGCAACCAGCTGAACTGGATACTTTCGCACCCATTCTGCTACATCGTTAGCCATTGCTTTATCATCTAGATTGGCAGGGTTATGCCAAGTCTGAAGCAATATGACTTGGAACTTATCGCCCTCAAGTCTTTGGCTAGCGACTAGCGCCGCTTCTTTTCTACTAGGGCTTAGATCAATAGCCAGCCAAGTATCAGCCTCAGGGTTGAGTCGAAGTCCCTCAACTTTGCAACTCTCCCACTGAGACGGATTGATAACTGGGTTTATAGTATCGACCCATTGACATAAAACTTCTGTGCGCACAATATCCTCGGGGTCTGACAAGACGGCTCGGATGTTATCTGGATGAACTGTTATACCTAATGACGGATTAGCTTGGCATACACCTAGCCAGAAGTCCGGGGAGTTATCAAATTTAATGCCTTGAGGCGCTGACCATTCAAACCAGCCAATATCATCATTGCCACCGAAAATAGCAGCCATAGCTCTTTCCCTAAGTTTATTCAGAACTATGCTGTGTTGATCTCCAGCATTTGAATAAACCCATATTTGAGGATTGGCTGAAGCCATTTGCGTATATCGCAAGGCAGACCAGACATCCTCATCCTTATACTCTCGAGCTTCGTCTAGGTGTATCGTTTCAGGGGCTGCAATGCCTCTACCAGCCGAGTTATTGGCCCTGACGATATAGCGGCGGCCTTTAGTAAATTGAAGCTCCTGAAATCCCTTACTTTCCAGCTTCTTTGTAAATTCAGCAGCTAGCCTTGGGTTCTGTTCAATAATTCCATAGATTTTATAGAATAGTTCTGCTGAAGTAGTTAGTTTATGAGCAGTATGAACTTGCAGCTTTTCCTCTAACACATAGATTCTGAATAGGATTTGAAGCGCCATAAAGGTCGATTTACCTTGCTGACGAGCGCATAGCAAGGTCACTACTGGATGAGCCCATCGGCCATCAGGTTTATATTTTAAAGTATGGTGAGCTAGCCATTGTTGCCAAGGCATCAAAGTAAAGCCAATTTCTTCGCAAAATTTAATCATTTGCTCGCCATAAGAGGGGTAATCATTGAGTTTAGTGTGGATTCTGGGTTCTGGCACACCTCGGTAAATCGATTCGTCCCTAATTCGGACAATCTCACCCAATTCAGCCAGAGCAATCTCTTTCATTCTGAATAGTGCCTAGCCGAGCCATTTTCAGGGAAAATCTTCCCAATGGGGGTCGTGGGTCTGCTTCCGCGCTCAAAAAAGGTAGGGGTCATACGATCGCGCTTAGAACTATTGCATTGAGTGCAGCAAGCCACCATATTAGAAGCTTCATCAGTTCCACCTTTGCTGATAGGTATTAGATGATCAACTGTAGTCGCTTCTAGCCCGCAATAGTGGCAAGTATTGTAATCTCTTTGAAGCACTTGAAGTCTTGTCTTTTGGTAGTAGCTGGAGTTATAGCGTCTGCTCAATGCCAGCCCTTGGTCTCTAAGTGTTGCAAGGCATCGCAAGCGCATTTATATCTATGTCTTATGTATTTAATATGTGCATCTATTTGCTGCTTAGGGCTAAGGTCTCTATACCAAGTAGAACGCATCTGACCAAGGCCATAGTGTGATCCATTACGAGCCTTTGGATTCCATCTACTCTCTTTATAAATTAACCAGTTATAACATTGGAATTCTGACCAATTTAATTTGTTATATGCATAAAGCTTTAGATTCATATCTGCTTGTGATGATTGAATAGATATAGCCTGTAAGGCCAGTAGCATCAGCGAAAGGCAATAGGCTGTCCTAACCTTCGCTGAAGGGCCAGCTATGCGCCCGCGCTTTGGCGTTATGGTAATGGCTTTGTCAAATATCTTACGCATTGACTTACTCCTCATCTCACTATATGGACAAGTTTTATTAGTATTTACTAGAAATCAACCCCATCAGGCATATCAATATGGTCATCTATATCTCTCCATATTGGGTATATGTCATCTTTCATTCTAACTCCCATATCTTCTTAAACTCTAACTGGCCTGATTGAAAGGCGTCTTTCAGCCTTTCCCTGCCGTCACTATGGAACTTAGTAACCAGATAAGGCTCAGCTATTGTGCCTTCTAGCCATTCAACTCTTTCACCATTTGGATCAATAACATCATCGCCATTTATATAATGGAACTTATCTAGTATTGCATCGCGAGATGATTCCCGGACTGTCTCAACTATCTCGCTAGATATATTGCTCTTTACCCATTTGACGAACTCGCGCTCGTTCTTGATAACCCATTTGAATTTAGGCTTACTGGTAGTCACATAGGCAATTACATCATCACCATATTCAGCCTTTACTCTGTCTGCACCTATCTTGTCCATCTCTGTCTGGAGTGCAGCTCTTAGCCTATCCTTGGCCTTCTTAGCCTCATCAGCTATCAGACTTACCGCTGCCAGTTCTAGGCTCAGTTCCTTGATTCCCATCTTGCTCCCTTTTCTTTGCTCTATTTAACCTTACATCTAAGCTGCTTACATTTATGCCACAATCTCTGGCGATAAACTCTTTGTCAAATCCCCACTCCATTAGCTGACGGATATATCTAATAGAGTGGGGTCTGCTCATCGTTATAGGGCCTTTCCATAGTCGCGTTGCCTGTCCAGTATTTTACGCTAATTTGCTCAAAACCAGCTGCTAATCGACATATTCGACACTTACCCGATTTCATCTTCCAATTACCGCATTTATCGCAACGGGTTATGTCATCTTCTTTACTGGCTACGCGATCTGATGGATAGATGATGCGCTGAAGGAAGCATCGCTGACATTCAATTAACCATACTTCCTCAGGCGCTTCGGGTATATCACTGGTCTCATACCTATAAAGCTCAATATGCGGCGTAACCGCTAAACAAGTTGAGCACTTAAACGGATGAGCATC